AGAAAATGATTGATAAATAGATCTATTAATTTTTGTTAAAGGAAAATCAGATACCGGGTTTTGATTTGTTATTCTATAAGCAGCTTCATACATATCATCTATTCCATAAGTAATAGAATTATAGTCATAAACATTTGTATTAATAGTATGAGAGGCTGCAGTTGTGCCATTAGCACCTCTTGTACAACCTGTTAAAGTCATATCAGTAGTATTACGACCCGTGTAAGTTATTTGTTCAGATCCAATTAATAAAGTTCCTGATGTTGGAAACTGCCATGATGAAACTACAGGAATAGTTGGAACTGATGCATCTATAGTTGCAGATAATGTGCTAAGGGTACCATCAGAAGTACCGTCAGTAGGCGAACGGTAAATTGTATATAAACTTTGTCCTTGAACACAAGAAATATTATTTAATTTAATCTCCCAATAATGAAGTCCTCTATTGGACCATTCTTGGAACATAATGTTTAATGAACGTCTAGCTGAAGATAAATCAAACCCGGATCTTGGAGCTGGAAAACCAATCCTCTCATAAGATTCTTTTATAATATCATCTATGTAAAATGTCTTTTCAAAGACATTTGTTCCAGAAGTTCCCATTTAAAACTCCTATGTTGACGGATTACCTGCTGTTAATCCTGGTCCAGAATATTTATCAGTTAATAACGTAACAGCTCTTACATTCGTCATTGTTGAAACGTAAATTCCTTTTGGAAAAGGAATTCCATCTTCAGGAATATATACGCTGACTACATCTCCATTTGGAATATCTACTGTCATTAAATTTTGACCTGCTTGACTTGTAGTAGTCAATTTCACAATGCCAACACCAGAACCATTTGACGCAACAATCATTCCTCTTAAACGAACAGATGGTGCAATAATTACAGTGCTCGTTGATGCTGTAAATCTAGTCGCTTGTACATCACTTTTAAATGCCATATTTTTCTCCTTGTATTTAAGAGCTCCTTATGGAGCTCTTAAAAATTATTAATTAACCACCAACAACGTTAGTACCTGGAGAATTTAATTGCTTCCAAGTTGTTCCGTTAGAAAATGTGTAACCAGATACGTTAGATGCTGTAAGATTTTTTACATACACCATAGCGCCTTGATTATCTACTGCAAGTAATTTTGTACCTGCATATGATCCAGTTGCAATTGTAAGTGTAGTAACATTAGTTACTGAATAAATTACATTGCCACCTTGCTCTGTGTCAGTTTGTTTTTGTTTTTGTGCATTAGGGTTTGGTCCACCGATGAATCCACCAAGTGATACCACTGGTCCTGTAAAGGTTGTATTTGCCATAGTATGTTCTCCTAGTTATTGCAATACCGTCTCTAGGCCGTCGACTATACACGTCGATAAAGGAAAGTTAAGTATAGTAATTGAAATATAGCTGAATTTATTAAAAAGCGCAAGAAGTACCTGCATCGAAAATACATTTTTTCGGATATAAGTAGCTATTTAACTAGCTACAGAAAACTCAGGAGCTGCTAACTCTACTTTAATCTGTCTACTAGCTATTTCAGCTTCAGACATTTTAATTTGGTTAATGATTTCACGAATTTTTTCGTCAATCCTAACCATATCAAGAGTATATTTTCCCTCTTGAATGTAGTGTTGCTCCCAATCAAGTTCTAATGCTCTCTTTTTTGTGTAAAGAGCTTGAACTGATATCATCTACAACCTCCTCATAGGTTATCCAACAATTAGACTTACTAAAAGCCCTATCGCTGTCCTTAAATAATACCCCATTTTGTCCTATTTTGTCAAGGATAGCGTTTTGTATACTTTCTGCATTATCGTCAGCTTCAATATTAAAATCAGCCACATGACCATATGCTTTTATTTTAACATGAAACATTTTTGACATAATTATTTCTTTCTACCATAAAAAAAGGGGGCCCGTAAGAGCCCCCTTTAAATAAATAATGCTTATAGATTAAGCACCTTGAGATCCGAAGATACCTCTAGGGTCAGACCAGCCGAAGCTGTATCTTTCTCTAGCTTTGTATCTAACGTTACCAGTATCAAAATCACCTTCCATAGAAGTTTTGATAGGCGCTCTTAAAAACATTTTCATTCCATTAGGAACATCAGTTTTAAGGAACCATGCATCTGGATCAGTTAAGAAATTGTTAACCACGTAACCTTGTGGAACCATTCCCATAGATCTGATTGCATTGATATCGTTATCTGCAGTACCAGTTCTACCTTGAGACTTCATCAATCTCTCAGAAGTAAACTGTAGTTCTGGTGGAACTATAGCTTTAAGTGGTCTTGCAGCGATTTTTAGACCTCTTTCATCTGTAAACGCAGCAATGTCAATAATTGCTTGTTCTAAAGATGTCTCATTCAAATCAGCTTGTGTAGCTAATGTGTTAGAGAAAGATCCTGCGATCGTTGGGTGAGATGTTGAAAATAATGGAGATCCGTCACCACCTTGGTAGTTAGTATCAAAACCATTATTCAATACGTTAGCACCTTTTACTTGCTTAGTATTCGCCATAGATCTTGCTAATGCTTTTGTATAACGAGAAGCAATTCTATCGTAAAGGTTATCTTCGATAGCTTCTTCAGTTATAGCAAACGCTAGAGCAATTGTCTCATGCGTATATCTAGCAGTGAAAGTTTCCTGAGCATTGTCAAATGTAACACCAGAGCCTTCAGGCTTAACTGCTGCATTTGCAAAACCAGATAACATAACTTCTTCCTCGAAAGCTCTCTCAGAACTCTCAGTGTCGAAGATTTCAGCGTGCTGATTTTCGTAACGTTTGTATTCAAGTCCGAATAAAGCATTCAAACCTGGTTCTAGTTCTTTAACTAGTTGTCCTCTTGATATAGCCATATTCTTATACTCCCGTTGTTTGTTTGTAGAAGTGGTTGTTAATGTTAACTATCCAAGTAACACCAGCAGAAGCTAAATCGTTATTACCGATGTTAGTCGACGGCCCAATAATTCTCAATTGAAGAGAATTAGTAGTGTTGATTGTTGAGTTATCTAATTTAACATTAGATACATAGTTAGCAGAATCTCCCGCAGCGTAAACGATGTTTGCATTATTGAAAACATAAGTTTGCTGAGAAGCACCACTTGCATTTGATTTGATTTCGAACCTTTCATAAGGGTCGTCCGCCACATATCCTAAAATATCTGGAGCTGTATTAGAAGCTTGCAGACTGTTAGTCCATGTAGGTTTTCTTGTAGTTTGGTTAGTAAAAAATACTCCGTTCAAAGAACCTAGTAATTGATCACCTGCTGCAGCTACACCTATTGTTCCTGAACTCAGTGCTTTAACTGGGTCTTGGAAATAGATAGCTGTTGCAGAAGCTGCAATACTATATTCGCTTTGTCCTTGAGCATCTCTGTTCTGACCAACTTTACCGATCGGTCGTAGACCGAATCCTCTTGTTTGATTAGCCATAAAATGACTCTCCTTGTTAAGTTTAGTTTAATCCGTTGGTATTACCAAAAAATTACTTTTTGTTTGTACCACCGAAAGTTACACGAGTTTGCCTCTCACTATTGATTGGCATACTTGGATGCTGTTCCTTCATAAGATCGTTTTCAATTGCTTGATCTCTGTCTCGGACTTGTTTCTTAAAATAGTCCTCACGAGATTTTGCGATCTCTTCTGGTATCCTTGCTAGCACAAGGCCGCCAACTCCGATTAGACCAGCGTATTTGCCTTCTAGAACTTGAGGATAAGATCCTTCAGGATATTCGTCAGCTCTCACTAACTCCCAACCTGATCTCATTTTAGATGACATGTTCTTTGTATCATCAAAGCCCATAACATCTGTTCTTATCCATCTATGTCTATAGCCATCTGGCGCTGGTGGCGCATCTAAAGATGACGGTGGAGTCCAAGTTTTTTTTCGCTCAGTTTTAGCTCTTACTTGGCTCGCACGGGAAGTCTTATTTTTTTCATTACTCATATGCATTACTCCTTCGTGATGTTTAATTGTTTCGCATATTCTTCAAGTGGCACACCTAATTTTTTGGCAATAGCAACTTGAGAAGGCGTGAGTCTCACAGTTTTGCGACCTGTCTTGCCAGACTTGTTTGCCGAAGCAACATTTTGTACTGGTTTAACTGTCGTTGGAGTCTCAGTTCTAACAAATTTGTGGGGAAATTCAAGTCTTATTCTTTTATCAATTTCACCATAATATTCGTCACTTTGTGGGTCATATCCCTCTTCTTCAACAAGACGTTTATGTAAGCCAAAAGCCGTATAAGTCATAGCTTCATCTTGACCAAACCATGTATTCTTTTGGGCCCAAGATTGTGCTTTAGGATCTGGATTAATAGCCGTTTCTTGTTGTTGTACTGGATCTATAGTTTGTTGAGGTACAACTTTTTCTTTAGCTTCTAGTTGTCTAGATTTTATTTCAGAAAGTCTTGCCTCTTCATAACCTAGTTTAGATATTTCTGTAGTCGCAGCAATTTCCGCTTTTATATCGCCATCAGATCTTGCCTGGGCTAATCTAGAAGCTGCAGCTTCCATGGAAGATTTAATTCTATTTTCCATTTCAGATACATATCCTGTATCTAGTTTATTTAGTCTTCCAGATAGAGATTCTTTTTCAGCTTGAACTTTACGAGCATAATCAAGAGCAGCTTCTCGCTGTCTTTCTGCTTCTCGCATTTTTTTAGTTAGCTTTGCTATTCTCTTCTGTACACCTTCACTATAGTCTTCTAATTCTTTCTTCGCTTCTGTATCAGAAGTTTTAACTTCTGTTCCTTGGTCCTTGTTTTCTGCTTCTTGTTTACTAGCTTCCACAACAGGCTGCTCATTTGATTGCGCAGATGTGTCATTGGACTTACTATCGTTTTCATTGGTCGCATATTCCTTCTCCTGTTCTGGTTGCTTAACATCTAATTCGATATCGGCTCCAGGACCTGAAGTATCTATGTCTACCATTTTTTGTTCTTTGTTTTCTGGCATAGTTTTCTCCTATGTTTATATATAGTGAAGCACTGATTCCGGATCAGGAATAGTTCCTAATACTTCATCATCATTTAATAAACGAACTTCACCGCCCTCTATTGGTAGCCTTGAACCCGCATAGCGAGCAAAGATCACCCAATCCTTTTCCTTGCACCATGGACCTGTTGGATATTTTTCTTTATCCAAATAAGCTAATGGTCCAATCTTTAAAACATAACCGCAATTAGTTGCGATACGTGCTTTGTCTAAAGATTCTTGTGCAATAATAATTCCACCTGCAGTTTTATCTTTAGGTGTAAATGGTAATACTAATAATCTCCAACCCGTAGGAGTTGGTAACTCATCAATAACAGATTTAATATTCTCTGGATTCAGAGATTCTTTTTTTTCTTCTATTTTATTTTCTTCTTTATATTTTTCCTCAAGACCTAGTACTGTCTTTGGGATTTCCTTTTCCGAGGTCGACAACGTTTCCTTGCTCATTTTTTTGCTCCTTCTTTGTTAGCAGGTTAGAGATTTCCTGAGATATTGTTTGGTAGGCATGCGCCTGACCCAACATATACTTGTATTTTTCCATACTGTCAACACCACCTGCAATCATAGCTTCACCTATGCCTTGATAGCGTTCTTTAAGTATTTTTTGTACTTTGTATATTACTACTGTTTCGTCCATATCTTTCTCCTTTGTTGGTTATATTAACAATTCCACTTACGTAGAGATTTATTAATTCTTGAATTTGGATCTCTTGCAGTTTTTGCAGAGGTCAATCTTTTCTTCATGCCAGACATTCTAGCACAAAAAGACTTCCTTCTATTAGCAGATTTAGAGCCTGGTTTCAACTTACTTGGTTTAGTCGTTACTGCCATTGATAATTTTGATCCTGGATTTGCACGTCTATAAGATGCAATACCTTTTTTATTTAATCCACCAGATTCTGATTTACCTTCTTTACGTTGCCAAGCAGGAGTTCCACCATCTGCTTTTTGAATTCTAGCTATTCCACAACCTCTGTTTTGAATGCCTAGTCCAGCCATATTATTCTGGAAAACCTTTTTTCATATTGGCGTAAGCTTTTTTAGAAATTGTAGTTTTAGATTTAGGTCTTGAGATACCAAGTTTTTTTCTTCTATTAATATTAGCCCATAGTCCAGGTTTAGCTGAACCACCTTTAGCCATCTTTTTAGATTTACCAGCTTCTGATAATGCAATAGCGATTGCTTGTTTTCTAGATTTTACAACTGGACCTTTTTTACTTCCAGAATGTAATTCTCCAGTTTTAAACTCATGCATTACTTTTTCAACTTTACCACCACTTTTAAATGGAGTGGATTGATGTTGAAGTTTAGCAATACCTGTTCCTCTTTTTTGAATACCTAATCCAGACATATTAATATTGTTTTGTTGTTTTAATTCTAATTGCTCTTCCTTGTCCTCTACCAACTATTCCACCTTTTTTATATTCTTCCATTTGATTTAATTCTGATTTTAATTCATCGGACATTCTCTCTGATGCACCTAATTCATCTGCATCTAATAAACTTAAAGCAGTTCCAATTACAGGTACAGCTTTTAATCCTTTTTTACTTGCAGCATAGGCAGCTCTTCTTGCAGCTCTTTTAATCTCAGCTGCTTTTTCCATGTCTGCTGCGCTAGTCGATTTTAGTTTTCTAGCTAAGGCAATACGTTTTTTTCTATTAGGATGATATTCATCCTCGTTATATATTCCAGTATTTGTTCTGGGTTCATCTGGAGACATTCCTTTTTTCTGTCTATATAATTCTTTAATTTTTTCTGTTTTGTCTTTTCCACTTAATTCTGGATTAGTAGCTTCATATTCAAAAGCTCTTGTCCAAATATTTTTTTCATCTGCCATAAATATTCCTTTTTAAATAAGCCGGACTAGCCGGCTTAATTTAATTTATTTTTTCTTCTTAACTTTTCCGCCTTTTTTCATGTACTCGGCAGTTTCTTCTTTAGCGTAAGACTCTGGAGATTTTTTTCCAGACTTAATAGCTTTCGCTTGTTTAGCTAAACTTTTTAATTCTTCACCTTTATGCTTTTCAGCTTTTTCTTTTTTTACAAAAGCTTTAGGAGAAGTTTTTCCAGACTTAACAGATTTTGCTTCTGCTAATTCTTCACCGTAAGTTTCTTTTCCACCAAAAGCTTTTCCACCTTCAGCTAAAGCAACTCCCATTCCTCTTTTAGCAATTCCACCGCCTCTAAGTGCAGCACCCATTCCTCTAAGAGCAATACCACCACCTCTAAACTCAGGTCTTGGTCTTTGCTTGTAATCGTTTCTCATGTTTACTCCTTGTTTGTATTTATTGTTTTATTGGCCATTGTTCTAGCAATGGATTCTCCAGAACGGCCAACCACATAACCACCAAGTCCAATTTGTAACAGTGTCCAAACGTCACCTGGAAGTTCAAATGTAATAACAGTTCCTAGCATTAATCTTATAACAGGTCCAAGAATATAATTCCAGACTAAAATAAAGATTAACACGTACATTAAAAGTGGCCTCCAACTTGCTGAAAACCAGCCTGCTTTGGCTTCTGCTTCAACTATAGAAGCTGCCGCTTTTAATTCTTCTGTACTAGATTGTAATAATTGTTGATTAAGTTGTGATTTTAATTTTTCTTGTAAATCTTTATCAGGAACTGATTTTTCAATAGTTGAAAAAAGAATTTTTGCTAATGGTGCTATTGCTCCAAGCATTGGTAGCATGTTAGTACCACTTAGCTACTGTTCTTTTATCAGTCATCATTCGTCTTTGACCACGAACTGGTTGTTCTTGAGTTTCATTTTCTTTTGAAACTTCAACATCAATACCACCTTTTAGGTAACCATCATTTTGAGTATAAGCAGAGAAATCTATATCTCTAGCATAGTCACTTTTAGGTCCACCTGTAGATGATGTATTTTTAATTTTTTTATCCATGTTAATTACTATAGTCTTTTTTAGCAGCATTTGCAAACTGTTGTTTTGCTATAGATGTAGCCGCTCTTAGCTTAGTTAAATCCTCATTTTGTTGTATCTTTTCTTGTGCTGTTTGTTGATTCATAAGAGCTTTCATCTTATCTAAGTTTAATCTATCTTGTGCTTCTTGTGCTCTTTTAGCATTGTTCTGTGCCATGATATCTAACTCTCTAGATTTTAATGCAGCTATTGGATCTGTATCAAACATTGAATTAATTTTCTTTTCTTCTTTTAAAAACTCATCCATCATCTCAGCAATCAATATTGCTTTTCTAGATTCAATTTTCATTTGTAATTGTTGGATCTGTTGTTGAACTTGTGGGTCTTGTGCTGCTTGTGGATTTTGTCCCATCATTTGTAATTGTTGTAATTCATTTTGATATTCTAATTCAACTTGTTCCAAAGACATTAAAGAAATATGTTCAAATATATTTTTCTCTAGTGCTCCAGCTATGATTGGATTATTTTTTGATATTGTAGTTGCCATGAAATTTAAGTGAGCAGTCATATGAGCTCTATGATCCTGTCCCCTAAATGCTACAAACGGTTGAGAAGATAAAGCTGCAATATGTTCTAATGCAGGATCTTGTGGTTGAGGTTGTTGTGGTACATTTAAAATTTTATCAATGTCTTTAACACCGATAGCTTCATACATTTTTCTGTATGCTTCATACATGTTGTGAATTTGTGGATTTGATTGCGCAAGTTGCAATTGCGTTTGCGCCATTGAAATCCTTTGAGTTTGTGAAAATATATTTGGATCAGCAACTGGAATGATATCTACTCTATCATCAAAGTCTGCTTGTTTAATAACTCTTTGTCCACCTACAACATCGTATGGATATTCTGGTGGTAGATATAATTTAAATACTCGTGATAATAATCCAAACTCACCTTTAAGTGATGCGTATAATCTTTTATGTATTGCAGACATTGTTCTGCTTCCTCTTTCAAGTAAAGCAATAGTTGTACCTACGGCTGCTTGTTGATTACCATCTCCTACTTGCATATCAGCAATGGATGCAAATCTCTGACCTGCTTGAACTACTACACCCATAAGTTGTAATAAAGTTTGTGATGGTTCTTTGTAAGGAAGAGTCATGAAAGCATCTCTGATGTTTCCGCCTGGAGCATCTACGTCTCTAAACTCTCCTGGCTGAATAGATTGTGCATCATCTCTAATTCTAATACCACGCATTTTAAATCCTGCTGGTAAATTAGATAAAGTTCCTGCATCAAGTAATTGTCTTAGTGCAGCTGTCGCAGTTCTAGATAAACCCCCGATCATATGAATTAAACCAAATCCATAAAATCCAAATCCTGGTAAAAATTTAAAATGAACAAAGTATTGTATCTTTTGTTTTTTAGGATCAGTTTCTTCCCAGTTTCTTCTGATAGATAAAACTTCTCTTGATCCTTCTTCAAAGGTTACAATGTATGGAAGTTTGATTCCTGTGGGCTCACCATCTGGACCTATATCTTCAAAACCTTCTAGGTCTAAATTTGTATGACATTCAATAATAGAAAATACATCATCCTCTGCACCTTTTCTAACTCCTTCAATTTCTCTCTCCTTAGATTTTAATTCTGATTCAGGATTCGTTGGCATTGTTAAATCTATATCTCTATAGAAACCACTTACTTGTTGTTTTCTTAAATCGTTTTCAGATATTTTAATAACATGCATAATAGACTCCGCATCTTCTAATGAAGTTGCAGAATAAGGAACTACTAAATCTTCAGCCGGTACAAACTTAGATACAGCTCTTCCTAATAATGAATCATAGTAAACTTTTTTAAAGGTAGATCCTGATAAAGGTAAATAAAATAACATTTGATCAAATTCAGGTTCATACTCTTTCATGACATCCATAATTTGATAGTTCATAAAATCTTTAACTCTTTTAGCTTGATCTTCTTTTTCTTTAGATGGATCACCTACTACTTGAGTTCTTACAGGTCCATCAGCTGGTAATAATTCTTTATAAGCTAAAGCTTGAAACTGTGTTACTGATTCTGCAAGTACAGGATGCGTGGCTCCTGCTGCGCCTTGAAATGGTTCTGTTCTTTGTTCATACTTAAATCCTAAAAGGTCTAATCCTTTTGTATAAGTATTTTCCCAGTCTTGTCGTGAAGTTTTATATTGTTGTAAGTTTTCATATAGATCTGATCCTAATGTACCTAATACATTCTCGTCTAATATTTCAGCTAGGTTATCAAAATGATTTTGTGTTTTTAATTGATCAGCACCTGGATTAAAATTAATTTCAGCACCACCATCTTCCATAGATGTTATTTCCGTGTTCCCTGATCCAGGGACCTCGGCTTGTGGTTCTATAACTTGTTGAACTCCATCCTTTGGATCGAGAGTTTCAAAAGATTTTCTAACTTCGTTTGGAAGTGATTTGTCTATTGTCGCCATTTAATAATTTCTCCGAAGTTATAACCTTACCTGTTTTATAGCTAATGTTCAAGCCTTGTGGGCATGGTCCTCTTAATGGAGGTATGGTTGTTGTTAATCTTTTTGGTTTTTTCATTAAACTGGTCTTCCTGCATATATGTTTTGATATCTTGATAAATAATCTTGAACATCTGGATTAGATAATAATGCAGGATTCATAATTCCTTGATTTGGGTTATATGCAACACTATCCGATCCAATTCCAGATACACCCTCTACACCACTTATTCCTGAAACACCAGGAGATGCTGATGCTGATGTGCCTTTACTAGACATTGCATTACCAATAGCACTAGCCACCATTCCAGCAACAGGTCCTGCAACCATTCCTATAGCTGTTGAAACTGGATTTGCCATTGCATGTGCTATAGCTGCGTTTACTGCATTTGCTATAGATCCACCTATTCCAGTAGAACCAACTCCACTTACTCCACCAGTTCCCTCTTCTCCTCCAGGACCAGATCCTGCTCCTTCTCCACCAGTACTATCTCCTGATCCTCCAACTCCTGCTGAATCTCCTGTTGCATTACCTGCATCTCCTGAAGCATCTGATCCGCCTGAACCGCCTGAACCCCCCGATGATCCACCATCTCCGCCTCCACCACCATCTCCATCATTTAAACTTGGAAGTCCAAATGGTCCCTTGTTAGGTTTACCATTCATGGACTTGTACATATTTATATCTACTAAAATTTTTTGTTCTTCATCTGTAATGTAGGCAAGATGTGTTACTGGATGTGTTGGTCCAGATTTCCATTTAACTGGAGCTGTTACAGTTTTTTGTTTTCCTAAATAATTTAATCTACCACCTTGCATAACAGGTTTAGTACTAGAAACTTTAGATGGCTTAGGTTCTATGTATGTAATTTTTTTCTCAATCATACTAATAGTAGTTTTTAGGATTTTGTATTAATGGTTCATCTTTATAGTCTTCTGGGTGAGAAAGCAATCCCCCTTGTCTAAATCGCATAACCGCTTGGGTCATAGAATCTACTAAGTCATCATGTTCTCCATGTGGAAATTCAGCACATTCTTCAATAACCTCTTGAGCAAATTGTTTACTCTTAGGTGCCCATATCATTCCAGATTCAAACATAGGTGCAACTGCATTCACACGTGAATGTTTATCATTACCTTTACTTGGTGAAAAATTTATAACTGGAATACCCATTTGTCTAAGCTCGTATGTAAGTGGAAGTCCCGATGCCTTAGATTCAATCAATACAGTTTCCGGCTGCCAGTATTTATATTGTTCATAAGCAAGTCTTCTAAGTTCAGGGAACTCAACTCTTTCTTTTCTAGCATCTAATAAAATTAAATTAGGACCTGAATCTAAATCTGGATAGAATACTCCCCAGGTTGTAATTGCAGAATAATCCGCAGTTTCTTTTTTCATGAATGCCGTATCATAACTTTGAATGATGTGTTCAATAGGTGGTACATAATCTTCAGTCCAATCTCTCCACCATTCTCTTTTAATAAGAGCTCCTTCTTCTGCAGTTGGGTTCTGCATATACTGTGCATTCCATTTTGAAATACCTGCTGATGCTTTGACCGCAAGTAAATCTTCTAGTTTCCAATACTCTGGCCAACATGGTTTTCCACTTGGCATGATTGCTGGAAACTCAACTACTTCCCATTGATCTGCTTTTTCTTCTGCAGATGCTTTTATTAATTGTGCAGTTAAATCTTTTGTTGACCATCTTGTCATAACTAAAACTATTCGTCCGCCAGGCTGAAGTCGTTGACGAGGTCCTGAAGTATACCACTCGTATGCTTTCTCAAATGCTGTAGGTGAATTTACATCTTGCTCTGAGTGTGGGTCGTCGATGATGAGCAAGTCAGCACCCCTACCGGTTACCGCACCTTGGACTCCCACAGCGAAGTACTCGCCACCTTTATCAGTTTCCCAGCGACCTGCTGCTTTTGAATCTTCTTGTAATCTTGTATTAAATATTTCTCTATACTCTGATGAGTCAATTAAGTTTTTTGTCTTACGTCCAAATCTTACCGCAAGTTCTGCAGTGTGGGTTGCTTGAATAATTTTTAATTTAGGATCATTACCAATCATCCACGCAGGTAAAAAGTAAGAAGCAAATTCAGATTTTGTATGCCTGGGTGGCATATTAATAATTAATCTTTTTAATTCACCACTTTGTAATCTATTAAATTTATCTGAGATGTCTTTGTGATGAAAACCTTCTATAAAATCTGGCCAAATATATTTTACAAACGTAAGGAAATCTGAACGGATACCCGTATCTTTATTTTTCTTTGCAGATTCCAAAAAATCTAATTTAGCTTTTCTTCTAATCTTAGGATCTGTAATTTTATTTATATTTCTAAATTTTTTTAATTTTTCTATATCAAGCATAATATTTAATTATGGTACCTTAAGAAAGTTTATACCCTACCCGGCTGTGTAAATCTAGCCCTTTAGGATACATTTGGGTCCCCTTTTTTTGATTTTAACCCCTCCCCCCTTCTTAAGAAAAAAGTTATTGGGAACTCCCCCCTCAATCCCGGGTGGGCCCCGCCCACAAGTTTTTTGTTAACATGCAACTATAAAGTTAGTTCATCACACACTATTAGTAGCGTGTCATATATGCAACACACAAGTCAGTGCATTATTTTGTATAAAGATTTACTTCATTTGATAATCTGTTTTTAGTTTAACGAAAAAGAAAGAGAGTAAATCATGGCACTTACTTACGACTACACTAAGGTAGCTGGAGTAGATAAGTTCACTGATGAGCAACACGAGAACGCTAGTCAGTTAGCTTGGACAATGATGACATTAAAACTAAGAGAAATATCTGAAAAGAATTTAAGTGAAGTTCTTTTTAGAATTAAATTCTTAGAAGAGATTAATGTTAAATTGTTCCAAGAACAACATAGTTTTGATTCAGTTAAAAAGTTTATAACTGACCATATCAACTATGAAACAAATGTAGGTAATGAAAGTAGATATAAATTCATTACTCACTGGGCTAAGGTTAAGGCCTCAATCGTTGAGGACAAACTAAAAGTTAAAAACTAAAACAATCGGGGTGGCGAAAGCCACCCCACAACTGAAAGTAAAAAATGAAACTAACAAAAACAAAAGAGTATATCCAAGAAATGAATGACGCACTTGTTGCTGTTATCAACTACTTGGACACACCATCATTCTTTAATAAAGAACAAATAAGATCTAAGGTTAATATAATCTTAAATCATAAAGACTCTTTAAAAGAAGCTGTTGAACAAGAAATAAAAAAAGTTGAAGGAGTTAAATAATATGGACATGGATATTAACTTAACTGAAACTGTTGCATGTTCCCTGTTCCAAGAAACAGGGACATCAATACAGGAGTG